ATATGGCACATATCGCAGGACTTGTAGCGGCTGGCGACCATCCGTCCCCATTCGGGCTTGCTGACATCATTACTACCACGACACACAAAACTCTGCGGGGCACAAGGGGCGGGTTGATTTTCTGCAAACCGGAGCTTGCCAAGCGCATCGACAGCGCAGTCTTCCCCTGTTGTCAGGGCGGGGCGCTACAGCATATCATCGCTGGTAAAGCGGTAACAGCTGAGGAGGCTTGCACAGACAAGTTCAAGAACTACATCCACGCCGTTGTGCGTAACTGTAAGGCGATGTGCGATGCGTTTATTTCGATGGGCTACAATGTCGTTACAGGTGGTACAGACAATCATCTGTTCCTGCTTGACCTGACGGAAACAGGGTTGACCGGCAAAGCGGTACAGGACGAATTGGACAAGCATGGCATTACCCTTAACAAGAACTGTGTTCCCAATGAAACTCGTTCTCCGCAGCAGACTTCCGGCGTTCGTATCGGAACGGCAGCTATGACGACTAAGGGCTATACCGCCGAAGACTTTGTCAGCGTCGCTCACATCATTGACAACATTATCAAATCCATGCAGGAGGAACTACATGACTAAGAAAATCATTACTACATATACCGAGTACGATGAAGACGGCAAAATCAAAAGCCAGAGCGTCACAGAAACCCCTTACCCCGAAGACGACTGCGACCTTGATTGCGAATGCTGCGACGGTACAGAGGCGGATGAAGACGATGATGATGCCGTATATCAGCTGACACCCAAAGGCATTGCGTGTCTGGCACTGCTTCGCACCGGTCTTGTTGAGTCTATTGAAGACCCTCGAATTGATGGGTTCTGGGAGCTTTTCCAGGCAGACATGGACGCACTTGGTTACACGCAGGAGGTTGAAGAATGAACAGAGTCGGTGAGTTTGAAAAAGTCAGCTTCGAGCAGTACTACGAAGCTATCAAAGATGAATTTTATAAAGGGCAGGAAATGACTCCTGCTCTGCAAGAGAACATCAAGAAGTCATGGGAGGCTCTCCAGCTTCCGTCCAGAGCCACATCTGGCTCTGCCGGTTATGACTTCAAGGCGCCGTTCTCCTTCTCACTGGACGCCGGTGATACCATCAAAATCCCCACCGGCATTCGGGTTAAGGTCGATGAAGGCTGGTGGCTTGGCTGTCTGCCTCGCAGCGGCCTTGGCTTCAAGTACCGCCTGCAACTGGACAACACGATGGGCGTGATTGACAGCGACTATTACTACTCAGATAACGAGGGGCACATCTTCGCTAAAATCACGAACAACAATCATACAGGCAAAACACTTACCGTAGAGGCCGGTAGCGGCTTCCTACAGGCGATTTTCATCCCTTATGGGGTAACATACTCCGACGATGCAACAGGCGTCAGAAACGGCGGTATGGGCTCTACAGACAGCAAATCATAATGAAACCCTGCATTGCAGTGTAATGATTTCGTTCAATAGTTTTCGGTAGAGACAGCGTCTCACGACCGAAGAAATATACATAGAAAGGGAAAAGACTATGAAACGAATTTTCTCACTGCTTCTGGTTGTTGTACTTGTATTTGGTACAACTTCCGTTTATGCCCTCTCTTGGACTTCCACCTCAGAACCATGCAAGACATACACAATCAACATCGTAAAATACGAGTTGATTCCCGGCGATGTCGGCAATAGCTTCCGGGTAAACCCGAATACTACTGCACGCAAAGGTGAATACGCCTACTACAGTATTGAGGTGTACAATGCCGACAATCAAAAGGTAGACCCCGGCAAACTTATTGTGACCGATATGGCCGCACCAACAAACCTGGACAACGGCTTGTATGCAGCTCTTGTTACCGGAAGCCGTCCGATGCTCACATATAGCATCGAAGAAAAAACATCACTTCAGGAGCTACATTACAACAATATGCCAATTACCATCAGTGGTGATACCGTTACAATCGGTAAATTGGTGTTTACACGGTCAGTGTCCGGAGTAGTAACAGATGTGCATTTTGATGGCAACATTTTGGAACTGACAAAAGAGTTGACTGCGCTCAATATGACACCGGAAGATGTCTACAATGGTAAGGTTTGCATGAGCAACGATGTGTTAATTCAGAACTTTGGGATGATATGTAAGCAAACCGCAACATCCAAATGGTATAACGACGCAGATGCTATCAAAAACATTACCATCCCGAAGACAGGAGATGCACCGTTAAATGCTTTGTTTGTTGCATTGGTAACATTGGTGACAACAGGCGTGGCGATATGCTTCAGCTGTCGCTTCAAACAGAAAAAGGATTAAGACCCTGAGTACTTCATGTAGAGATGGGGCTGGTGATAATAAGCCAGCCCCATTATTTTTTACGCCAACAAGGAGGTTGGTTATCATAGCCGCAAAAAAATATACCGAAGAAAAAGTCAACGCCGTATATGACGGCGATATTTATACCATCATCAACCTCACGCCAGTTATACATAAAGACGACCGACAGGAACAGAAAAATGAAATTGAAAAAACCCTGTACACCGTCTTTAGCAAATACACACCGAAAAAGAAATAAGACGGAGGATATCGATGGAAGATTTTATTTACGCAAGACAGTCTGTTGATAAAGAAGACAGTATCTCTATTGAAAGCCAAATCGAGTTGTGCCTGCGGGAGGTAGGGAATAATCCGTACAGAGTATTTCGAGATAAAGGGTACAGCGGTAAAAATACAGAGCGCCCTGACTTTCAAGATATGATGGCAGCTGTTCGTGCTGGCGGCGCAAGACGAATTATTGTGTACCGCCTTGACCGAATCAGCCGTTCAGTTCTTGACTTTGCAAATGTTATCAGTGAGCTGCAAAAGTACGGCGTTGAGTTCGTGTCTATTACAGAACGATTTGACACCTCAACACCTATTGGCAAAGCAATGCTGATGATAGTCATGGTATTCGCCCAGCTTGAGCGCGAGACGATTCAACAGCGTGTCATGGATGCATACCGCTCACGCAGCAGAAAAGGATTCTACATGGGCGGCAGAGTCCCTTACGGGTTTGAATTGGAAAACACCGTTATGGAGGGCATCAAAACCTGTATGTATAAACCCATTCCAGAACAGATACAGGTCGTGCAGCTTATCTTTTCTCTGTATGCCATGCCGCAGGTTTCCTTTGCCGATGTGGTGCGCTACCTCAGCCAGAATGGAATTAAAAATCCTAACGGTAAGAACTTCAGCCGTATGCGCATCAGAGATATTATTACAAATCCTGTGTACGCTAAAGCAGACGCTTCTATTTTTGAATTCTTCCACGGGCAAGGAACCGAAATCATCAACGACATCTCTCAGTTCATTGGAACAAATGGAGCTTATCTGTACACAGGGAACAAAGCGGCCAAACGCAAGAGCATTTCTCTTGACGGTCATGTTCTCGTTCTTGCTCCGCACGCAGGGTGCATCGATTCTGATACATGGATTCGGTGCAGGCGCAAGTGCCTGAATGTGCGCCAGATAGCTAAACCTGTGAAAGCAAAGAACACATGGCTTGCCGGTAAAATCAAGTGCATCGATTGTGGGCACGCCCTCTCCCTGAAATCCTATCCCCGTAAACGCAGTGCAGACGCAAGGTACTACATCTGCAACAGCAAGTATGTTTCCGCATCCTGCGACGGCGTAGGCGCAATACAGGCCAGCGGAATCGAGGACATTGTCTTTGATGAAATGTCCCGCAAACTTAAAGAGTTCAACAAGCTTTCTTTCAAGGAAAAGCACGGAGACCCCATCGAGCTTACCAAACTAAAAATCCGTGCAGAAGAAATCGAAAAAGAAATCGCCACGCTTATAGACAAAATCGTGTCTGCAAGCACAGCGACAATGGAATATATCAATGAGCGCATTGATGCACTCGATGAAGAGAAGAAAACGGTAAAAGAAAAAATCGCTCAAATGTCAGCCGAAATGTATGACAGACAAAACATCGGCGTCATCAGCGATTACATGAGCAAATGGAACGATATATCTATCGACGATAAATTAACCGTGGTCGATACCCTGATTGAATCTATTCATGTTGGACACGGTAAAGTTAAAATTGCATGGAAAATTTGATGTGGTAGTCTGATTGTTTTGCTTTAGCTATACAATCAACATACAAC